ATATATCCCTCGTAGTTCCACTCCATTGGTATAAACAAAGAATACAAGCCAGAGGCGGTCTGTCCGTTAGCATTTCGTTTCGTTACATCAGACTCCTCGTAAAGCTTTTTAAAGCTCTCTCCTCCCTTATCTAATGAGTTGGAGGTGCTACCCATCATACACTTTCCGATAATGCGGCTACCGAGCCGTAAACAGGTCTTAGTTACCCTCCAGTTGTTTAGGATGTTATTGGGTTTCTCCCATTTACCAGATTCATCATGAATCAACAGCGACAGCTTCTCACCATCATAAGAGTTGTCCCCAGTATTTTTCCAGTCAATTGTAGTGTCAAGACCAGTAATCTCCTCAACCGAAGCCTTGGTGTCTAACTTCTTTCTTGTAAACTTAGATGCTGGTACTCGATAAGCTAGTTCTGTCTTTGGCCTATCCATACCATCCTGTATTGGCTTGAAGAAGAACGGGTAGTTTACCGAAATTGGTACTACCTTATCCGTAAACATCTTCTTAGCATCTGGACCAGTCTTGGATAGAATGCCAAATCTAGAGTCGCTAGACAGAGTGGCCATATTTACTGTTTCAGCGGAAGACATAAATGAAAAACCAGATCGCCTATTTTTCAAATAACACATCCCATAGCTCCTATGGTCTGCCTTACACGCCTCCCAGAATATAAAGAACAACCTGTTTGATTCTCTAAAATCTGGTTTACCAACATCAATCTTTGACCACTGCAAGTATGTGTAGTGGGAGCCAGTTATATACGTTGGCTTCTTGTTGTTTACAAACCAAAACCCCTCCTCTCTTCTTGTAAACTCAGTGTCGATGTAATCAAACCATTTATTCTTAAACTCTTCTGGAGCATCATTCCACTCAAATACACTCTTAAACCTAGACAGCTCTTTGGGGTACTCCATACGTTCCCACTTATTACTCTTGAACCTAACCACGTTACTCTCTAACGGTAAGGCTATCTTTAGGTTTTGTATTTCGTAAATCTCACCTATCTGGCCAGTCTTACTAATAACTACAACATCGTGGTCCTCATTATACCCATACTCCCACTTTTTGCCCTTGTTCATTCTTTTCAGAACATGCGGCTTTATATGGTCATCTAATATTTTTAATAATGTTTGTTCGTACATTATTTTTTAGATCTATTCTCTGCAAATCCAGTAAACGCCTTCTTAGGCGCCTCTTGTTCTGTTTTACCATCTAGCATATTCTGCTCTTCATTGATTCTGTTAAGAATCTCAAAGGCATCGAATATGGCAAGCTTCTTAGTGGCTGCTGCGTTTTTTAATCTATCTGCTGAAACATCATCTTCACCACCAGTTACAATCGGTTCCTTAGCAACCTTAATTAGTTCCTCAACTGCTGCTTGCCCAGCTTGGATTATACTCAGTTTTGTCTCCTTTGTTTTCATAAGCCAAAACAATATTTTTACATTTCATACAATATAATAGTTCACCATCGACCACAAACTCAAACTCTGATTCTGGTGTGAAACCAACCACCATCCCAGGTATGACGCTTTCTTTTTCTAGTAGTTCGTTTCCGTACTTCAGTATACCAGTCAATGGTTTATCTTTTTGAGCCGACCACTGGTCATCGTTGATTATTGGCTGAACAAAACAATAATCTAAGTGGGATACATTATCACCGTATAGGTATATCTGTTCTGGTGAGCAGGCATACATGTCATCCTGTATGTGACTCCTACTGTTTTTCTCATTACCCCGTATATCATAGAACCTTCTAAATACGTTGTGATGAACCCTAACTATGTCACCCTTCTTAATTTTTGTGTCAAAAGCCAATGGAGTGGCAACCACCACCCCATCCTTGCTTACGCTTTTGTAGTCCTCTATCTTTGTGTTGGTAATAAATGTTACATCACCAATCTTTTTCTTGTTATTGTATCTGCCATCAATTGGCTTTACAATAAAGTCATGAATACTATTCATAAAGCTTAGTAAGAAAGATCATATTCGACAGATATTGCCATGTTCTTATTGAACTTCTTCCATGGCAACACTTCTTCGTCTTTTGTTATGTATATGCTGTATGAACTTTCCTCTTCATTAAAAATGATGTCGCATATATCATGACCACCATACACCGATTGGCCAACAGAATAATGCATTGCATCATTCTTGTAATCTGAACCTATACTTATCTTTCTAATTACAGGCATCTCTAATCTTTTTTCTCAATAGGGGTGTAAGATCCGTCCGATAGATCAATGTTTATTGCTCCATATTTCTCTTCAAGACCCTTTTTGGTTTTATTGGATTCGGTCAATAAGTCCGAATAAAACTTCAATACCCTACTTTTTTCACTTTCCAACAGGCCAATTTGCTTTAGCATGTTATTCATTTCCATCTGCTGATCTACAATAAGATCAAGTTCTTCTTTCTCGATTTTCATTTAATTAAATTTAATTTGTATTAGTTTTAAATATCTAATTCAGGATCTGACATCACGATGGTGTCAAGGTCTACGATATACTCCGATACATCACCTAAGATGCTTTCGATGTGTTCACGTTTGTCCACATTGTACCTAAATGTACCCGCTGGCGAGAAGTTCTCAATCCCAACAATTACATCTGTATCTACTTGAGCCTTTTGCTCTGCATTTAAATTAATGATTTGCATTGTTAAGCTGTTATATTGTTAATGAATGTTTTGTAGGATGACTCAAAGGCAATTAATTCTGTCTCTGACATTCCTTGACTTATAAAAGAGCTATTTGATTGCCCACCATAAGTAAAATAGTAATGATCATATTTATATGGGTCTCCAATAAAACCTGTCGCTGGATTTGAACTTGTTGCTGTATTTGTTTTTACGTTAGTTCCATTAAATAATATACTTCTGCTACTTGAAGTATATTGCCCCATAATAAAAGACCAATTAGATTCAGCAGTTATATCTGTATTATCATAAAAATATGTGCTTACAGAACCAGAGTATGCGCCAATTGAATTAAACAGCCTCCTTATTGCAATTCTATTTGAGCCATCATAATACTGTGTATAATATTGCCCTGAAGGGGTTACGCCAACTGGATCTTTAGCAAAAGTACCAATTGCAAAATTGTAATCATCTGTTATAATATTTGTTATATCCCCACTTTCAATTATTGATTTCGTACTACCATCCCCTGTTAAACCTATTGTAGCATCAACATCAGCATCAACAAAGTTATTATTAGTTGCGGCATTTAACGTAATAGCATCAATTACAGCTGAGTTAATAACACCACCTAAATACGGATATAATCTTTTTATCTTAGACCATCTTCCTGCTACTACTTCACGACTAACAAAAGCATCCCACTCAGACTTAACATTATTTGTTAATGTTCCACCTGCATCCTCTACAGCTTGAAAATATGCAGCTGCATCTGTTTCGTATGTCTCTCCATCTTGTACTTGTTGGATGAAGGCTTTGTAGAGTTTTTCGAATCTTAAGGCGTCTTCTTCATTCAGGTTTTCCATTGCAACCCACCCTAATTTTTCTTGCGTGGAGTAAGCTGACAACCCAGTCCCATTTTGTAACGCAGCAAACAATGCTACGTCTGGACCGAAAGTTGTTGCAGAACTAACATCTGTTGTGCTTGATGTCAGTTCTTCCCCATTCAAGTACAATTTGGAGTCCGTTGTAGAGTATCTTGCGGTAATAATTGAGTCTCCATTAGCCATCACATTCGATGGAGACGATAACAATACCGAAACAAGATTCGAGTAGTAGAAATACCTACCACTAGCTGGTGTTCTTAGGCTAACTTGATTAGATGAAGAAAAACCTCCCCAAGAATATGAGTTATCGTCTGGGTCTATTGTACCAACAAAGTCAAATATTTGATAATTAAATATGGAGCTGAGTTCAGTAGCTAGATTGGTACCTGTAATTGCTTTTGTGGAACCATCACCAGTTAAACCTATTTTAGCATTTACATCTGCGTCAACGAAGTTATTGTTCGTAGCTTGCCCTAAACTTATAAGGTCTATTCTAGCCGCATCAATCGTACCACCCATAAATGGATATAACCTGATAGCCCCATCCCACAACCCATCAGCCTTCATAGACTTCACTAGATTGTTTACAGCAGCTTGTTGTGCTAGGGTGAGGGTTCCTCCTTGGTCGAATACCTCTTGGATGTAGGCTTGTGCGTCAGTGTCTACAACTAGATTTTTGACGGACTCGTTAACATCGTCTTGTTCTGCCGCTGTGATACCTTCTGCTATAAAGATTAGCTTTGATGCCCATTGGGTGTGATTGCCAATAGTTCCATTGTTGTTTCTAGCAAAAATGGCAATGTTTAAATCTGAAAACCCAACAGTTCTAGCACCCGTTTGAGGTAAGCCTTCTAAACTATCAA